CTAATGGACTTGTAAAAGAATTGCTAGCACCCGATCTTAAAATACGTACTGGTAATGAACAGAAATCAGTAGGCTACGACCACGATCTATTAAACGATGATTTTAAAATTCATGTCAAAAGCTGTAGAGATTCATCATTTCCAGAGTCATGGCTGTTTGATAAGCACGATCCGGTGACTCATTCCAGGACCTTTGATGATTCTGAATTTGTAGTCTTTATGGTCCAATCTAAAGCATCATTCGCTATTAGAGCAATACTACCAGCAAGATTCTTAATCGAAGAGTCACTCTACGGACCGTGCTTAAAACCAGAATTCGCTAAAACCAAAAGATGCGTCTATTACAGCTGGATCCAGGATCGATTAGCAACAAAAACACAGGAGTCAAAATGAGCGAAACTAAATTTCCGGAAGAGCTAAAAGCGATTGAATGGTTTTTTGAGAATAACGAAAGCCACACCATGAGCAGCAATTTTATGAGCATGACGGAGCGTTTGATGAGAGGTAATTCGAATATTAGCCAAACTGATCGCATGGGCTCGTATGACCAAAGTGCTGCCGTTTCAATGTTAAAAAAAACCGGGAAACTTCGGGCTGTTAGAAAAGCGTTAATTGCTCTTCCAAGAAATGAACTTGAGATAATTCTGATCTACAATAGCGATGAAATGAATGCGGTTAGAAAAAATGGTGAACGGTTAAAGCTTCAAAAAGATCACCCTAGATTAGTTCAACTTTTTTATAAGTACGAAAAATATCTAGCAAACCCTCTTTCGATTTTGGACGAAACTCTGAAACTTCGCGGTGAAACTAAGAATGCTAATGAACTGCTAGAACAGGCGCTTTATCATTATTCGCAAAATCGAAAGGCAATGTGAAGCCAGAGCTATCAATTACAGAATATAAAGAACTCACCAAATCAACTGCTAAAGCCAAAGTGATCCGAAGGCAAATGATTGAATTAACCAAGATTCACCAAGGGCTAACAAGGTTCAAAACAGCCGGGAAAATGTATATCAACACTAGCGTTTTACTAGCAGCTTTTCCTATACTTGCTCCCAAAATGCAGCTTCATTCGCGAGAGTATTTGGAGCTGAATCAGAGAGTATTACGGCTAGAAGATGAAGTGTTATGAAGGGTGCTCATAAATGGGGTAAATCACAATACACGACTATCGTTCAGTGTAGCCATTGCGGACTCTGCCGTTATCGCCTCAATAAAGCGATGAAAGACCAAATAGGTAAGAAGTTCCTATATTCGTACACATTTAGGACCCGTAATATTCAAGGTTCAGATTGGAAGCGCGAGTTTATCGATTGTCTAACTACCGAAGAACGACTTATTAAAGAGGTCATATGCTGAATCAACACAAGTGGTTCGAGCCCTTAATTTGGCGAGCAGGATGTCATAGCAAGATCGGCTATACCACCTGTATTTGCGGAGCGATTCTTGAAACTCGCGGCAGAAGGCTAGCTTATCTAGCATGTATAAAATCACATGCTTATTGGTTCGATCACATAAATCAGATACCAGATTGCCCACTTAGCGATGATGATAAGTTGATTAAGGAAATCATATGTTGAATCAACACAACTGGTTCGAGCCATTTTTGAGCGAAGCCACTAAAGTTTGCATTTGTGGCGCTATGCTCGGTAAATTTTATGACGACATCTTATATAAGGCAAATGAAAAAGAATGTGTTATTTTTTATAATCACATAAACAAAATTCCCAGCTGCCCACTTAGCGATGACGAGAAAAAAATAAAAATAATAATTGAATAAAGGAAAACATGAATTATAAATGGTCCAAAACAAGCATCAACAAACTCGCGCTAGTAAATCGTCAATTAGTAATGGTTGTGAATCTAGCTCTATCAAGATCACCATTTGATTTAACGATTGTCGAAGGCTTAAGAACAAAAGAATTGCAGCTTCACTACTTTACTACTAAAAAATCAAAAACATTAAATAGCCGTCATTTAGCAGACCCTGTAACGAGTCTTTCAAACGCTATCGATATTGGTGTTTTTGAAAGTGGCAAAATCAATTGGAAGAATATTTCTAACTACAAGCGATTAGCTGTTTTGATGTTTGAAGCGGCTGATGAATTAAATGTTTTGATTCGGTGGGGAGGGGACTGGAACGCTGATGGATCGATAAACGATGAGACATTCTTAGATCTTGTGCATTACGAAATACCAGCTGCAAACCATAAGCAAGCGGCGTTAAGAGGAGTGGATCGAAGGACTGGACTGAGAGCCAGCTTTGAACCTAACAATTTCATCATTTAAATATCGAGTGTGAGGTTTTTGGGCGATAGAGACGTATGGTTAGTAAATTTAAAATAAGGAGAGATAGATGACAGAATCCGAATCAGAATACATACACGAACACACGTGGAAAATCGATGTAAATTACAATAATAATAATAAATATAATCAAGTGGAAAGTGACGTATACAAATGTGCCTGCAACTCAAATTTATATTTCGAAAATAATAAGATCTATTACGAGAGCACTGATTATCCCGGTCAAACTTTATTTTTAGATCGCGTTGAACAGATACCAAAATGCCGATTAAACGAAAACGAAAAAATTGTTTTTAAAATTTTAGATTAAAGGAGAGAATTATGAGAGTTAGTAAAGCATTAGAAAAGCAATTGAAAAAATATCGGCTTAGTGATTGTAAAAAATATTGGGTACTTGATATCGAGAAGGAAAACGGTGAAAAATTTCATGTAAAACTGCTAGAGCATCATTTAGCGATCTGTCAGAATTATTGCTGGTGTCTTCAGAATCATAATTACGCCGTTACCAATATTCCATTAATTGACCAAACTAATGGATTTAAAACTTGGAAAACTTTACTAATGCACAACCTCATCGCTAACCCTCAATCTGGCAAGGAAACCGATCATGTCAATCACAATAAGATCGATAATAGATATGACCCGAATGATAAAAATATATCGAACCTTCAAAACAAATTTCACTGGCAAAATCAACAAAACAGATTGAATGACAAAGGATCCTCATCAAAATTCGTGGGCGTTAGTAAATTTAAACGCGATAATAAGTGGCAAGCATCAATCACATTAAAGAAACACATTTTTCTAGGTTATTACGATCTTGAAGAGGATGCTGCACTCGCTTTCAACTATGCCGCAATACTCTCAAACGAACTGACCGAACACCTACATGAGGATAAGCGCAACATGTTCATTTTAAATGGAGCAAATGTTGAACTAAACACTGCTATGCGCTTCGGCATGGTAAAGAATCTTCCGCAAGAAAAGCTCGATATTATTAAAAATAAGGTTTCAGCTAATTTATAAAATATCCAAAACCTTCCATTTTTAGCTACTAAAACACTATAGTATAAGGGCAGAATAAAAGTAAGTTCGAGACAAGATTCCAAAAGTTCAATTCAACAGACCCGCAAAAGTCCTTATATTTTTTCCCGAATGCTGAAAGAAATAAAAATCAAGAAAGCAATTGGGTCAAATCTAATACCAGAAATGACATGTAGTAATACATCCTAGCTTTAACCAGCTTATAGACAATCACTCTGTATCAGACGAACATCAGCCAGCATCAGAGAAGCCAGCTAGAGAAGCCAGCCCTAGAGAAGCTAGAGAAGCCAGCCATAGAGAAGCCGAGCACCTAGATAAGCTGAGAGAGAGAGAGAGCCAGCCCTAGAGAAGCACCTAGAGAGAGCCACTCTGAGAACCAGCCTTCGAATGACTCATCTGAGAATCAGCCTTCGAATACATCTGATAACCAGCCTTCGAATACGTCTGAGAATCAGCTTTTAAGACAGTTGATAACCAGCCTTCGAATACATCTAACCACATCAACCTAAGCATTGATTTACGATATCAAATGCTTTAATGTTAATAATAACTTTTATCATATAAACACCGCGTAGAAAGCAAATTCCAATTTTACTGTAATTTGCCTCTAATCCTGGAATTTAAAAACTCAATTCCACGCACACTACACGCAAAAATTGCATAGTAACCTCAAATTTTTTTTTACAGTCTGATATTCAAATATACGCTGATACTGTAATCGCTCGTTCCGCTCCGCTTCACTCCCTCTTTAAAGGCTGATTACAATTTTCCGATATCAGTGGAAATTGGGCATCGAATCGGTATCGAATCTCCCGGGGTTTGTTTGATTGCAAAAAGGTGAATGATTATAAGCCGTTAGATGTATGGTCAAAAAGGGATCCGGGATCAGATACAGTGGCAGCAGATATTGATAGTGTCACTGTAATATCAAGTTAGGAATTTAAATGAGAGTGGAATAGAGTGGGAATGGAACGGTTATGATGAGAGCGGAATTAGGGTTGGCACGGTTCTTGATCAATAAAATGGGCGTCCAATTCACGCGCTCCGCTTTCTGACGAGACACCCTTTTCAGAACTTATTCACCCCTTTCGAACCCTCAAGTCTTACCCGCTCACAAGCCCACATTCGCCGCCTAAGCCACTCCAATATGACTACCCACACAACCCCGCCCGATCAGCTCCAAGAGGCTGATTCTCAATCCTCACAAGAAGCTGATTCTCAATCGTCTTTAACAGCTGATTCTCAATCATATCAAAAAGCTAACATTGCAAACGATTGGGCTAACAGCAAAAAGTACCCTGATCAGAAGCTAACAGAAGGTCAAATCCTACAAGTAAGCCATTGGATCACTGATAATATGAGTGTTAAGGAAGCATCTAATCAATGCCTAACATGTTTTGGAATTTCAATTTCGATGGTTTCTCTACGGAAAAAGCCAGCAATAAAAGAGGCTCTAAAACGCAAGAGGAGTTTGGATAGAATCGAAGCGAGCGAAAGTCTGCAAAGGGAATTAGGTCCTGTTATGCAAATCATAACAACTCGGATGAAGTCGAACGCTAAAGAGGCTCATGTTTTGGAGAGGAATCTTAGCAAATACGATATTGGATCTCGAGAGTACAGAGCGGCAACACAACGCATAAAAGACATTGATAGTTGTTTACCAAAATATATCGGGGTTTTTAACACGGTTTATAACGCAATAAGCAAACCAGATGATGTGGTAGGACAGGAGGAATCTATCGAGGGAACACTAGATGATTTCGCAAAAGATTTATTCAAAACAGCTAATAAATCTAAGGATAAAGTCTCGGACAAATCATCTGATGAAACCATAAAGCACTAACAAGGATATGATATCGAAGCCACAAGTGAAGCCACAAGTGAAGCCACAAATAAGACCATAAGTAATTCTCAATTTGATTGTCAATCTGACTTAGCACGGCTCTATCAGACGCGTGATCATTTCATCGCTTATTGTTTAGAATTAGAGGCTCAAGGCGATCATGAGCTATCTAAAAAGCTATTGTTAGGTGTTTCTAAGAATTGGAATTTCTATTTTCAGCTCGCAAAACTACCTTACGAAAAGCAAGTTCAAGCCTTAAAACATATGCCTAAAGCGCATATGAGAGAGCTAGAAAAAGCATGGAAGTGGATAAGTCGACCGGAGCAAATCCCTCCCGACGATTTCAATATTTGGGTATTTCGAGGCGGTCGAGGAAGTGGGAAAACGTTCTCAGCTTCGAATTGGTTTGCTAACGAAGCTCTAATGATTCCTGGAGATTATGCGGTAGTCGGACAGGTAATGGACAACGTTAGAGGGACCATAATGTTTGGTCGTGAAAGCGGTTTGAAGCGTGCATTATTGGAAATGGATCCTAATTGCATCGAAACTGAGAGCACGAGAGAGTGCAATATTCACCTTAAAAACGGTTCAAAAATACTAGGTTTTGGAGCTGGCAAACCTGAGAGTCTCCGCGGTTACAATTGGTCCGGTATTTGGTTCGATGAGTTAGCGTTTTATAGCAACGCGGATTCGACATTTTTCGACACCATGCCTTCGGTTCGGCAGGGCAGGGCGAGAGCATTAGTTACAACTTCACCGAGCAAGCAAAATAAGGCATTACTTCGCAAGATTGAATCAATGCCAGGCACGGTAACAGCTACATCGATTAGCTATAAAAACTTATCAAATGTGCATCAAAACCAACTAGGAATTTGGAAAAGTTTCGAGGGCACTTCTCGATATAATGAGGAAGTGTTAGGTGAATTTGATAACTCTGACGGTGGCTTATTTAGAGCTGAAAACTTCCGACGATTAGCTCAAGTTGATTTCAACGCGACGGATTATCACACCAATGCAAAACTAGAATTTAATCGAATAGTTGTAGCCATAGATCCTAACAATTCGAACACTAGCAATAGCGGTGAATCAGGAATCATAGTTGTAGGTAAGCGATGGTTCAAAAATGAGCTAACAGGAATCGATGAACCAACGGCACATATTTTAGCTGATTACTCTATGAGGGGTGACAGAAATGAGACGATTTTAACGGCAATTCAAGCCTATAAAAATTGGGGTGCTGATGAGATCGTTATTGAGGTAAATTCGGGTGGCGACTGGCTCAAAGAAGCATTTCAAAAAACCGATTCGAGCGTAAACGTCAAAACGGTTTGCGCGAGCGCTAGGAAAGGGAAGGGCGCAAGAGCAGAACCGGTAGCGGTATGTTATCAGCAACGCAAAGTATATCATCGAGGATATTTCGCAAAATTAGAGCAACAAATGCTAGATTTTGTCGATGCTCCGAGGATGGCAAAAGGACTATCGCCAGATCGTATGGATGCTCTGGTTTGGGGAGTTCAAACATTAATTTTAGACGGTCAAAGGACAGGATTTGCTAGAGGATTAACATCCCAGGACTTCCCCCTTTGGTACTGATAAAACGAGGAACACAATCGAAAAAATAACTCATAAAGATCTAACTAAACGAAAGCTTAACAGAGAGCTAACACGCATCTTGGATCGTAACGCTCTGTATGCTGGGGGCGAGTTATTCAATAATCGTATCTCAAGATTTGTTACTAAAACACCTGCGGATTCCGAGAAAACATATCATCGCAAACGTTCATGTGCGGCGGATCAGCATGTTAATTATTTGGCAAATGCTGTAAATTATTTCGTGAGTTATCTGTTTAGCCATCCTATGAATTTCGTTCCTCGTGAAGCAGTAGCTGATGAGATTTATAACGATTTCAAAAACGATTGTGATGGATCTGGTAGAGACTTTGAGAAGCTAATGGAACTAGCTTTCCAAGAGAGTTTATTAAATAAAGTTAGCGCTTTGGTAGTTAGTTTTCCAGAATTAGATAAACTGCCTGAAAGTCTCAAAGAATGGGAAGATTCAGGAGCTGGACGACCAGTTTTACAGCTTTATAAATCGGCTGAAATAGTGGACTGGGAGTACGACGAGACAGGTGATTTACAGTGGATAACTCTTGCTAAAAGAGCAGTTCATAGGGTTTCACCATTTAGCGCTGAAACCAAAAATGTCGAAAAGATATCGGTTTACACGCGAACGACATTAACAGTATTTCACTTCGAATCTAAGAACGAAGTATTGCCTGATAGTGAGCCAAATTTAATAGAAACTATCGAGCACGGGTTTCATGTTGTACCGGTTACAATGTTAGATCTTGGTGATAGGTTTATTGGTGATTTGTTATTCGCTCCGCAAGTTGCAAATTTAATTGCTCGATTCAAACGAGCTTGGTTAACGCAAACACACTCTCATTCAATGCCTGTTTTTATGACAGATGTTGACTTAAGCGACGCATTCAAATCTGCTGAAGTTGGCATTCAATTAGATTCAAAATCAAGCATCGATTTTATGAAACCTCCGAGTGAGAGTTTTACGGCTTTGCAACATGAGATAAGCGACACTTCTTTAGAGTTATTCCGATCTGTAAACCTTCAATTTCTAGGTGAAAACAGTTCTAAACAGCCATGGCGAAGCGGTTCATCGAAGATGGTAGATCAAGATGCTGGGACTCTAACGGTTCGCCAATATGGGAAATGGATTAGAGAAACAGCTCAAAGAATATTCAATTTAATCGCTACATATCGACAAGATGATTATCGATTTGATGTTCGTGGATTCGAGCATTTGCAAACCGACGATCTTAGTGAATTGGTAGACATAAAAAGCAAATTAGGGATCGGCTCACCGACGCTAATTGCAGAGTTTGATAAAAAGATAGTGTCTCAGTTGTTAAAAGACATGACCGAAGAAACTAAAGCGAAAGTATTTAAAGAGATTGAGGAAGCATCAATCCAAAAGACCGCACTAGATCCAGTTAATCCTGATCTAGCATCCGACGATAAATCTAATGTCATTGATTTGTTAGAGGAATAAATAAAACCCTTAATTTAAGGACAAAATGACAGATACTGATGCAAACGCAAATGTAAACGCAAGTGTAGACCAACCAATAGACGAAGCGCCTCAATACCTAACAATCGAAACGTTTCGTGCCGAATTAAACCGCGCAGTAACCGCAAGATTTAAAGATTTTGAGAGGAAAAACGTAAAGTCTGATCCTGTTTTAGCTGATAAAGAAATGTCAGCTGCTGAAAGCAAAGATCCTCAGATCCAAATGCTATATCGGCAAGTAAAAGAGCTACAACAAGACAAAGAAATCTCGACCAAAAAAATGCAAACTTCTGAACTTCATAATTCGCTAACAAATGAGTTAAAAGGTCGAGTAAATGATGATTGGATTGATTTAGCTGTAAAAGAGCTAGCTTCAAGAGCCGATTTTTCCGGAGGAAATGCATATATCAAATTTAATGATGAAACTCTAAGTGTTAGTGACGGAGTTAAGTCGTGGTTATCAGAACCAAGCAATAAGCGTTTTTTGCCAGCCGGACAAGTTGTTAAAAAACAATCACAAATCACTAACAATTCAGTCAATTCAGTAAATCACGAAACCGATAGAGCCCAAGCAAAAGCTGACGCGTTAAATCTGTTTTTATCACCAAAATACTAATAATATAGGAGCCTAAAAATGGCAGACGTTCCAGTTACTACTACAACTCAAATCCTCAGTGAAATCCTAGCTCCCGAGCTAGCCCTAGCATTTAATCGCGAGACACGTCTTGCGCAGATCCTTCCTGTGCGTGCAGCCTCAAATGCTAACGGTCCGACATGGGTTGTTAACACCGGCGGTTCAATTGCTCGCACACATGGCGACGGTGCAGCTATCGTCGACTTTAATAGCGATGTTGACGCAAAAGCTAGCCTTAGCTGGGGTAACTACGAATCTCCTTTCCATGTGACCGATGCCGCTCTTTCAGATGCTGCTTTGTCAGCAAATCCTCGGGCAACAAATGACCAGTTTGCACGATTAGTTAGTGAATCAGTAGCTACTTTAGCTAAAAAAATCGAAACTGATTTGTTCTCTGGTTCAGGTTCAAATTCGATCATCGGCTTAGATTCAGCTCTTGATAATGCTAACACCTATGCGGGCATCGACAGAGCTTCAGCTGCTTATTTCCGAGCATCAGAATTCGGTAGCGGTTCACTTACTACTTTAACAAAAGCGCAAATCCGTAGTGATTTAGGTGTCATTACTACAGCTTCTGGCGAACGTCCCAACGTCGCTATATGTGCTCCAGCGGTGTTTTGCAAAGTTGCTGATTTATTCGAGGCTCAACGTCAGTTTACTCGTATCGATACCGGTACAGGCGTAGCTAATTTTGGTGATTCAGGGTTACCAACTGTGATGATCGACGGTTGTAAATTCGTTGAATCAGCAGGTGATGGTTATCTTGCAAATAACAACGGCGCAATTTACTACCTAAACACTAACTACGTTCATCTCGAAGTTGTGCCTTATGTGTCAAGCGCTATGGGTCAAGCTGTTCCAAGCGTTGTAGGCGGAATAGATATCAAAAATCTTGCTACAACCTCACATAGCCGTAAAGCCGTTTCAAGAATTAGACTACAACTAGTGGTAACAAATCCGCTGAAATTTGGTCGTCGAGTTGACATTAACGCCAGCTAAATTTGAGAACTTCATTCCGTGAAAATCATTTAGTAAAACAGTGATTTTCACGGGATATTTCTTACGTTATGAATTTATGAGTGCATACAAAAATATAACAAATGAGACCATTTCTATCAGCATAAATGACAGGATCTGTATTTGGCAACCTAACAGTTGGCTCATGATCGAAGACATTTACGACTACAAATTAGCGCGTTATGACAATCTTGAAATCTTCTCGGGAATGGTTCTTAGCGCAGACGAATAAACCAAAAAGGGTGAATGGCTTTTTCAACTTTAGAAGCTTCGAAAATAAGACAATTTCTCGGCTATTCTGAGATTTATCTTAATTCCATATCGGCAGTTCAAGATGCGATTAATTTAGTCGGTCTTTTACCTGAAGCAGTTACGATAGTTCAAACGTACATTACTCGATTAGATTTGATCGATGTAGCATTAGATTTAGATGCGCCCGACATTACTGGTTTCTCTAGCGTTGGTACCGGCGATCCGGAATTTTATGAAGGCGCCAAGCTCAAAGAACTTCGATCAATTGGTCGAGGCATTTGCTATAAACTCTCAATAAAAATGGGAATAGAAATTAACGCTGATTATTTTTCGACCGGCGGAACTGTTAAAAACTTACCATATTCGTTCTCGGGATAATAATGACGTTACGCGATAAACTACTCCCAACCGTCGATAAAGTGCGTAAATTGCCAGGTAAACTAGGCTTTCGTTTATTCGCTGTAACACTCGTGCGTCAAACTGGCGGCGACTGGTCAAAAGGCATAGCTCCGACGCTAACAACTCTCGAAAACATAACAGTGTTTGAAGGTTATAATCCGAAGGTGCGATGGATGAATCAAGGCGATTATGCGAGAGGAACTCCAGCTGATGTAGTTTTGGAAGTTGGTCCAATCACTCCTGCTTATGATGGCGGCGGATATACTTACGAGGATTTAGAAGATCTTTCAGCGCCAAAAAACTCCACAATTCTCTATAGAATTACCGGTCCTGGAATGCTAACAAATGGCTCACTATTTGCCAAAACTTCATTTTCTGGAAATCGAGCTTTAGGATTTTTTATTCAACTTAGACGAGTAAATACGGCGGCAGATAATGGTTAATCAAGGCTCGATAGGTAATGCAATATTGCCTTTTACAGTTCCTACTAATTCAATTTCCGAAGTCGCAGATCCTCTAAAACAGCAATTAGTAACACTATTTACTACTGCTATTCGAACCGAAATTGAAACAGCATGGGCGGCAATATCACCGAGCATGACTATTAGCGGATCGGTAGTTAAAACAGCAATTGGTTTTGATCCAGTGCCTGCTTTATCGCTCGAAATTAACTTTGGTTTTCCTTTACTAGCAGTGTTTGAGGAATCATCAAAAATGGAAAGTTTATCACTAGAAACTGATACTTTAATTCGAAAATGGAAACTAACTTACGTGCTTCCTCCGCTTACAGCTTTAGGAGTTGGTAAATTAGAAGATGTTCGTTCAGCTGTTAGCAAAGTAATAGCTCATGTGTTTATGAGAGGATCTCATCGGGCATATAATGATGGTTATTCCCTGTCAGATCTTGGAATAATAAGCCTCGATAATTACAAATCCGAAAATGGAAGATGGGAGATTCAAAACGAAGAGTCTCTAACAATTCAATCAGTTTTAAATGTTACATTTGAAACGACTGAAATTATCAACCTAGGAAATGATATCGGAGACTTGTTCGACGGAGTCGATTTTAAAGTTTACAACGAAGATACTGATCTGCCATTTGCGGTAGTGAAATTGGAAACATAACATGCTTTACATTGATAATTTAGAGTCTTTTTTAGAGCATCAAAGAGAGTACGTTTTACAGTTAGAAGAAGTCGTTCAAGATTCGCTAAAAGATCTTGGTTATCAGGTACTTCTGAACTGCTCTAATGATCGGAGTTTTAACGGAGTAAGACTCAAAAATTCTGTTACGTTTTCTAAAAAATCCAAGAACTCGATTCAGACGAAAACTAACTTAAAACACGCTAGTTATTTGAACGACGGAACAGCTCCACATATAATAAAACCTAGACGTAAAAAAGCGTTAAGATTTGTTTCATCTTCCGGAAATATCGTATTTGCAAAAAAAGTAAACCATCCCGGAACCAAAGCAACTCATTGGTTCGACAATGCAAATAAGAATGCTTTTAATCAGATTACAGCAGAATTAGCAGGCAAAATAGACGAGATAAAATTCTAACAATTTACTAATAAAGAAGAGACCAAAATGGATAAACAACTATTAAAATTCGTGCCATTAGAAAATCACTGGATCGGAACAGATGAGCCAGGGACCAATATGAGCCCAGGACAATTTCATCAAGTTTTAGGGCATAGATTTAATCCGAAAACTAACTCATACATACCAACTGGCGAAGCTTTAGAAGTAGATCCAGATTCAAGACTTGCGCGCAAACTTATAAAACTTTCCAGGAAAAAAGAGTGCGGGCTATTACCATTCGATGCTTTTACAGCCGCTAAATGCGGACTCAATTATGAACCTGTCAAATACGATGCAAAATCGTCAAGCTGGTTAAAGGTAAAAGCGGAAATCACACTAATCAAACAATAACGGAGCAAAATTGGCATTTATAATCGGCTTTTCTCAAGATTTCATCCTCCCCGGAACTTTTATCAAAACATCATTTGCTCAGGGACCTTCACTCGCTGGGAGTGGTTTCCGCGATGAGTTATTTGTTATGCCCAGATCAACTGCCGGCACATGGCAAGTTAATCAAATTCGCCAGGTCAAAAGCGTCGCTGAAGCTGTTGGCGGAGCAGCAGAGGGTTCACCACTTCATCGCGCGATTGAAGCTAGATTCAAGGCTAGCAAAAAAGGTCGCGTTTATGTGCTGCCCTATCTGCCCACTAGTGGAGCAGGCGCTGTAGTAGCAGATGGTTATATCGATATCAACGGAACAGCAACAAGTCAGGGCTCAATCCTGATATCAGTCGCTGGAGAATCGTTAGTGGTTGGTTACCCAAATGGATCAACTGCTACAGCTATTGGTGAACTGGTCGAAGCCAGGTTAAACGCGTTAACTTCACTCCCTTGCACGTCAAATAACGATGCTGGAGAAGTCAAATTAACTGCTAAAATTGCGGGAGCATCACAAAATGCTGTTATCCGTTTTCGAGCATCTATTGCGTCAGGTACAGGTGTTAGCGTTGTGTTAAGTGGTGAGACTCTAGGTACTGGTTTCGGCGTAGTCGGAGCCGAGGGAGCGACTACGGAACAGGTTAATTTTGCCGCTGCTTTAGCCATAGTTACTGACCGTAAATATTACATCGTATCTTATCTTGCTACTACAGCTGCTCTCGCATCGCTGAAACTAAAACTAGTAGACGACGCTGATTTCTTGGTTGGTAAACGTCAAGTCGGAATTGCTGCCACAGTCGAAGCACATACAGCCGCAATAACCAAATCAGTTGCTCTAAATTACGAACGTTTGAGTTTGGTAAATGAACCTTCTAGCGAACATACTCCCGAGGTTTTAGCCGCTCAATATTCTGCACTAAAAGCAGTTAAAGAAAATGCTGATTCTCGCTCATGTTTCTCAGGGTTTCGTGGTGATGCTGATGTAAATTGGATCTTGATTCCGGTCGAAGATCAAACCGATAAACTCGACTCAAACGATCTAAATGATTGTTTGATAAACGGTGTTACTCCAATCGCAAGCGACGCTGTAGGTAGCTATCTTGTCAAATCTGTAACCACACGATCTAAAGCTCCAAGCGGCGCAACAAATGATCGTCGAGCATTAGAGCCTCATCGCGTCTCAGTAATTGATGATTTCGCTGATTCGTTAGCTAATAAACATAATGCAACTTATGTCGCTCAAGGTTACATCTTGACCAACGACGTAAAAGACAGCGACGGAAACATCGATTCACTCGCCAAATATCCCGCTAAAACAGTGACTCCAGATCGTTGGAAGAGCCTACCTTTGCAACTCATAAAAGAGTTTGGATTAGCTGGCAAAATCAAAAATGTGGCAGTAGCAGTAGCGAGTTGTGAGTGCCAGATTTCGGCAACAAATCCAGCGCGTTTAGAGAATGGTCAAAGCCTCGAAGTAGTCGATCCATTCGATCAAGTAAGTGTCAATATCGATGAAGTTTCGGCAGGCTAATTAACTCTCTATCTAAATCTTATAAAGGCTAAAATCTTATGGCATCAGTCAAAAAAACATTTCCAATTTTAAAAATCTCAATCAACGGAAACATCCCAACGCTGTTAACAAATGTTAGCGTAACTTGGGATCCTGCCCTAAATCCTGTCATGACTCAAAATGGCTGGGAAGGCATGTCTCAAGGCGCAGCTACTATGCAAATTGAAGGTACCATGGTTATTCCAACTTCAGGACCCCAATTTAATCCGACCGTCGCTATGGATAAGAGCGAACAAATTGATGTTAGCGGTATGGTAGCTAATCTAAGATTTACTACAGTAGGCGTATTTACGTCTGCTAGTTTAAGCAGCTCGACGGATTCAGCGACCGAATTTAGTTTCGGTTTAATGTGTGATTTCGCGCCAATGGAATAACGAATAAAACTTATCTGGCTCAAATTATTTAGTGGGTTTGGTCTCTCCCTAGATAGTTTGAGTCGGGTTTTAATTAACAAGTAAAAGAGACCATAAATAGCAGGCATATCGAGATTTGACGCTTCATATGCTAGCCTCATTAGCATCAGCTTTTGGGGCTTTTGCTTTATCTACTAGGAGACCAAATGAGCAATCTAAATCTATCAAAAATACTCGCCAATAAAACACAACCTAATCTTATCGCAGATCTTAAAAGTAATCCATCGGAGCTTTTCAAATATCTTTCAAAAAAAGCAACAGAAAATGCTGAAATAGTCGATTGGGAAGTTCGAGGACAAATTCAAAAAATTCGCGTCAAAATGCTAACATATGTTGAGGAGGAGTATTGTTATTCGCAAGCTCTTCAAAGCTGCAAAGATAGCAAATTTCGAGTTGAAGAATTAGGAGCTGAACAATGGGATTTGAAAGTTAAAGATGCTATAATTTGTGAGATAGTTGCTCTATCAATTACTGATGTTGAGCCTACAGCAAGTGGAAATTACAACCTAACATTTCCTGACGCAAAAGCTCTTAAATCAATACTATATGGGAACGAATTAGCCGAGTTAGTTAGCATTCATAATCACATAAAATCCAAGTTTGCTAAAGAAATAAACGAGCGAGAAATTTACGAAAACATCGACAAATACGTATCACTAATAGCTAATGGGGCTAAGGTCGGTTCAAATTTTTTATCGCATATGCCATCCTCGATTGTGGCAGTGATAACAGAAGCTTTGGCGATGGTTCTCGTGATTTTAAGGACTTCCCAGCCAGCGCTTTATCAAGATTGTTTGGAGAATCTCCTCTCGATACAGCCCATAGTATTGAACGATTCATCCTATATCGAGGATGCGTCAAATTCTATCAGCAACTCACTAAGCGATAACACAACATCAACAGATTAAGGGTAATATCTCAGGTCTTAATTATAATCTTTCAATCACTGGAGCGGGTCGAGTCGATCAGACTCTAGGACAGATCGCGCGTAAAGTTGCTAAAGCTGAAAAGGATAAACTAAAAGAAGCTGAAAGAGTAGCTAAACGCATAGCCGCGACTCAGATTAAAGAAGCTCAAAAAGCGCATGATTTAAAACAAAGATTAGCCGTAAAAGAACTCGCGGAAATAGCACGAACCGCAAAAGCTGGAGAAAGAGCAAGATCCAAAGCTGAGAGTGATGCTGCTAGACATGCGATAAGAGAAGCTGAGAGAGTTGCACGTGAACGAAAACGACTGGCTGAAAGAGCATCGCGAAACGAAATAGCTACTGCGAAAGCTACCGCTCGCGCAGTAGCTCGCGAGACAGAAAGCAAGCGTCGCCGTGGTCGTCATGTCGGCGGAGTTGTTAGCGGAGCAGTAGTAGGGTCTCTTGGTACAGCCGCTAGATTTGGCGCAGCTGGTGTTGCCTTAATGGGCGGAGCTTCGATTGCTAGTGGTGTCTCCAAGCGCTTAGCTACAGGCACGTTGGCGACCGGTTTAGCTAACAGAACTATGCTCACAGACACATCACGAACAAGACAACAAGTCAAAACCGATCTGCTAGGCACGTCGGAAAGAATTTCAAAAGATTCAGGTAGAGATCAAAGTGCAATTCTCGGCGGTATTGATCAGTTTTCTGAGATTAGCGGTGAAACTAAAGTCGGAGAAAATCTTATCGGTTCACTAACTCGCATTGCAGATGCCGTAGGAGCGACGGACGACGAATTAACAGAAATGGGTAAAGCCGCTGGAACAACGTTTGCCGCATTTAGAACTGGCGGAATGGATCTGGAAGAAGCTCAAAAATCAACAGAGGAAGCGTTTTTAAGCTTTGCAAAAATGTCGGCAATTGGCGCAATATCACTTGGAGATTTAGCGGATCAATTACCAGCACTCATTGCAGCTTCATCACGAATGGGCGGCAATAAAGAAGAGAATCTTAACAACGTAATTGCTATGGCAAACATAGCCGTTAGTACAGCAGCTAAAGGTCCAGCTGAAGCAGCAGAAGCAGCTAAATCAATTATGTCGGACGTCGTAAAACACGAGAAAGAATTTAAAAAACTTGGCGTCGAGACTTTAAACAAGGATGGATCTATTAGAGATATCCGAAAAATTATTACGGAAACCGCTGTTAAATCAAAAGGTCATTTAGGAAAAACTACTAAATTATACGGTGAAACTGGCGGAAAAATGTCTGATTTCGCAATGGAAATAGCGCGAAAAGGAAATGCAGAAGGTAAAAGCGACGACGAAATTACAAAAGATATCGAAGATCAAATGAACCGATTTGTTAAGCAAAAGCTAACAGACAAAGAAGTTGAAGATGCTGTAAAATTCGCGAGAGAAGATGAAGCTCGTAAATTCCAAAAAGCGTTACAAGATCTTGAAAGAGTAGTTTCCGAGCAAGTTTTGCCTGTTTTAGTTAACAATCTACTACCAGCATTTGTAGAAATGACTCCGCAAATTGCTATGATAACCAAAGAGGTTGCTAAATTCGTATCGTGGTTTGCAGCTAATCCGATTAGTGGGTTAGGTGCAATTGTGTTAGCATCAGTTGTAAAAGATCTTGCTGCCGCTGCAATTGGTAAAGGTGTAAGCACAGCGTTAGAAACGATGCTAACAGGTGGCACAGGTGGCGGTCTAGCTAAAGCCGGAACAGTAGCAGCGGGCGGTGTCGGCGTCCTGGGAACCGTTGGAGTAGCAGCTATAGGATTAGCTGTTGGTGTAGCTATTGGTAAGGCGATTACAGATTATTTGGATTCCGAGACGAAAGACAGGGAAAATAAAAGACAAGTGGCTTCTAGCGGCGCTTTAAGCACTGGATCCGGAACTTCGTTGGAAGAAAAGAAGAAAGCGTTAGCAGTTACAGAGCAGTCGATAAGAGATCAGGAAGAATATCAATCATCAACACTTGATAATGGTACAGATAACTTGCGACGTGTTTTTAATTTTTTCCGCAAGAATAATGACCAATTAGATGATACGTCAGAACAAGCATTAGTTGATAGTAAAGAGGAACGTCAAATCATTCTGGAGCGTATTAACCGTCAAGAAATCGAAATCATGCAAGAGAAGATCAAAGCAACAGAAGCGCATACAGCGGAAATAATTGCCCAAACTGAGAAACTTAAATCTAATACTACTACCGGCAAAAATCCACGCCCACCCGGATCTGGATCTCACTAACTGCTAATTAAAGGAACCAAATAGATTCGATTAAAACACTCAATAACCTTAGTTTTCGTGGCTTAGAACTGCCGTATACTAATCGTCAAGTTGGTTTTTCTCAGGAGAACGCCGAGCATAAATTTATCTTTCAAGATCAAGCTTTAGTGCAACGTTTAGGCAAAAAGAACACTACTTATCGTTACACCATTCCTTACCTCGACGGGCTAAAATCATTCGCTAAAGGGAATCTTTTCAAAGATACTTTTGAGGCTTTTTATGACGCTTGCAAAGATGGTGATCCGGGTGAATTGATAGATCCAATTTATGGGTCTATCCGAGCTTCTGTCGTTAGTTTTTCTGAGAACATACAGCCTGGCAATATACGAAATGGAACAACTGTAGAAGTAGAGTTTATCGAAAGTCCGGAGTCATTACCAACAGAGAAAAAAGCATATTCGCTACCTCAATTAAAACGCGAAGAGCAGAAAGTTGTTAGTGAAGCAGTAGAGTTTCCGGAGGTTAAAGAGTTTACCAAATCACTAACAGATCCTTTTGATTTTCCCACCGGTTTACTCGATCAAATATCAGCAAGTCGAGATCGTATTCTTAGCCAAATTGACGCTAAAACTGCTCAAGTTCAGCGCATGAGTGAGTCGATTGATAAGGTGACAGATCCTGAAGCTTGGCGAGTGAGAGAAGCAATCCGAGATTTCAATTTATCACTTATTCGAACTTCTAAAAACGCGGTTAACAGATCTAATTTTATCACTCAAAAAGTGATCTCAAATCCCATTCCAATTGCGAACTTAGCGAGTGATCTAAAAATGCAATTTAACGAATTTCTTGCTTTAAATGAAGAGCTAATAAACTCCCCAATAGTACCAGCCGGATCAGTTGTTAAATTCAAAAAAATAAAATGACCGAAAAACAACCTAATATAAATCTCATAAATGAAAGCGCAAATCAGGCTATTCCAAAAAATCAGATCATAGGTTTCACGCTTCAAAGCAAATTTATTAACAGAGCTTTTGACACGCTAAGCATCGATCTTTTTGGTGGTTCGGAAGATGTTGATTTGGAAGAGATTCGAAGGATTACTCGACCAGGATCTTTAATGCGTTTTCAGATCAACGAATCAGATCAATTCCTTGGACGAATCACCGATCGAGACACTTCAGATCAAGGCGTAATCCAAATTAGTTGTGCTGATTATCGAGCTGAACTCTTAAACTCTTACGTCGATCCTAGTGTGATTGTTAATCAAGGAGAAAATCTCGAAAAAGCAGCTCTCAGAATTTGCCAACCTTGGATCTCATCAATCGATAACGATGGTTTTAATGCTCAAAGACAGCGCTTAACAGGTGGATTTTCTGAAATTGTAAAACCAGAATTTGACGCGATAAAACTAAAGGTTCCTGAGAGACCCGCTAAAGGAAACGAATCAGTTTGGCAGATGTTAATGAAGTTTTGCGAGAGAAGCGGATGTTTAATTTTACCAAGTAATGATATTAGAGTTCTCGTTCTAGCTAAGCCAGAATATAACCAAGAGCCATTGTTTAAACTTGTCAGAAATCTAAACGGCTATGGAAACAATGTTGTTAGTGGATCCATGAAAGAAAGCTACGGTGAAATCCCAACTGTCTATATTGAACTAACAAGATTTAGCGGTCAAACACGTGGTTTACCCATAAAAGGCTCCGGAACACAATATAATGTATTTGGTAGTAAGAGCATTATTCCAGCTGGTCAAACTCAAAAAGTTAGAGAAGTAATTTACGGCAATGGATCCGATGAAGAACAGCTGATTTGGGAAGGTCGACGAAATTCAAAATCAGCGCCTCTAGGTAATAAATTGTACCGACCTAGATATGTTGAAACAAATGAGTCTAAGACCGCACTTGAAGCGGAAAAATTGATGCTAAAAGAACTATCTTCTGATTTACAAAACACACTTCAGTTGACCTATAAAATTGCAGGTTTTACTCAAAATAACGTCATTTGGTCGATCGATACTATAGCTGATGTTTATGATGAATTACTTGACATAAAAGAACAGATGTATATTGAAGGACGTACATTTAGCTATAGCGGTTCTGGTGCTACAACAACTTTAAATCTCATTCAAAAAAACACATTCTTTTTATAAAGGAAAAATTGCTACTTAGAAATATCTCGTCCGTAGAAATAGAACCTACAACGAATCAAATAGTGCTCGTTACTAAAGGCTTGAATTTAAGTGATGATGATACGGATTCGTCAAGAAGTAAAGGGGAGCAAATGTGTGCTCTGGGAGTTACAGCTTTTCCATATATAGCCGATGAAAATGGCTCAGTTGAAGCGATGATAGATGAGCGAAGCGGTATTGTGGTTGGTATGAGAGATCCGCGTGTTGGTAAGCTATATGGGGCTTTGATAAGCGGCGATACTGCTTTACACGACACTCATTCAAATCAAGCTACGCGACTTTTGATGAAGGGCGAAGCTCGACAAGCTGCTATAATCGTGGACAAAGAAAATGGTAAACAAATGATCTTTTCGATCGACGGGTCTGCTAAAAAAGTCCAAATAAGTGCTAATGGTGCTATGTTCCAAATTGACGATCAAGGAAATGTTCAGCTAACAAATAAAAATGGCTTTGGTCTAATAATTGATAGCAGCGGAGTTTGGGTTAAGGGTTCATGTGTTAAATTGGGCGCAAATCCTTCAATGTCTTTAGCGCAAATAATGCTACCTCCACAAAATGTGCTAGCTACGCCAGGACCAACGACTCCGATGCCACTGGGGACGGGTGCTTCAGTGATCATAACTCCATGATTTTAACTTTAGGATTTTTATTAGCTGTATTTTTGAACTCCCATTTCTCAGCCTTGATTTTGCCATATTTGCTCCTGTTTTGCCTGATCTTCCTAGATTTTCGTTAACAATTCTAGGCTTAGAGCTAGACCTTGAGCTTCCAGAAATCTCGCTTGATTTCCCGATACCAAGTCTAACACTTCCCTCACTGCCGATTTTTTTGCTCGCAATTCCAGGCTTAGATTTGAATCTTGAACTTCCGAATATCTCAATCGATTTTCCAATTCCGTCGCTTTCTTTTCCGTCGATTCCTAACTTTTCGCTAACGTGTCCACTCTAATTTAAAGGCAAATTATTTCAGCTCCTACTAACGGTTTTGGTACATCAAATTACGGCTTAACTCCCTTCGGCTTCTGGCGCGTCGATTTAGCGCCGAGTCGGACAGGCGGAGCTGTAGAAGCACGTTTAATCAACGCTTCAAATGGGGAGTACTCAGTTTTAGACGGCAAATTTATCGGCATGGATCGCATCAACCAAAAAGTTATTTTGGCGATCAAAACAGTCCGTGGGTCGATACCTGGCTATGAGAGTTTCGGATCTGATTTTTCTGCCATCAAATTTAAAGATGAAAATTTCACGACTAAAATTAGAAATACGATCTCATTAGCTCTTAAAGACCTAATTGACCTTGAAGAAATCAGTTTGGAATCTGTTGAGGTATCAGAAGACAGAGCCACTGAAATTTCAATTACTTACAAAAATCTCACCACGCTTCAAAATCAAACTTTAAGGATTTAATTGACAGATTACTATCTCCCTAATCCAGATGAACTAAGGTCTAAGTTTCTACGCGACATTGAATTAGGCTTAAACGCTCAAGGTATCGACAATCCCGCAGTCGAAGAAGGCACCGATTACTACATTTCCGGAACAGCCTATGCATCAGGTACGTCTATTCTCGTCGCGCAGCTCGCCCGACTAATAAAAAACTCATCAGAGCTAACAGCGACTGGTTTAGAACTCGACCAAATAAGATCTGCAATCGGGCTCCCTATTGTACCAGCTATCGGCGCAACCGGACGAATCTTTCCAGTTATCTCGGGAAATAATCTAATCACATTTCCAGCTGGTATTCAATTCACCTTGGATCGAAATGGAAAAAGGGGCGAAATTGCTGGTGCTCAAACAATATTAGCTGGCGGTTCACTAGCTGTTAGAATGATAGATACTGGTTTTGATTCTGATGCGGCAGCTGAAGAGAAATTAACTTTTACGAACCCTCCAGTCAACGTGAGTGTTAGCGCAATAGTGGACGCCGATGGTTTGACCGGAGGCACTGATGATGAAAATGATGAACGCAAACGTCAACGCATCTTGAATCGTCGCCGCAACGTACCTGGTGGCGGAAACCCCGGGCAGCTAATAGAACTCGCAGAGTCGTCAACTGGGAGCGTTCAAAAGGCATTCGTTTATCCAGCTATTCTTGGTCCGTCGTACGCAAAAGTGGTCGTTACGAAATCGTTCCAACTTGATAAATCCAAGATTAGAGATTTTAGTCGTGAACTCGGCGACTCATCACTTGCAATTATTGCTTCAGCTGTTTTGGCAGAACTCCCTAGCGGTATCGAAATAACCGTTGAATCAGCGCAAGATCAATTATTTTCATGCTCAATCGGTCTAACATTACCCGATGCGCAAGATGGCGGTTTCAAAGATTCAATTCCATTTCCAGCGCTTATTCCTGCCGATAATGGGCGAGTTACAGCAACGGTAATAACGTCTACTAACGAGATAACAGTTAGCGCTTTAGGAGCAGCTCCTGTCGTAGGGAATAAAATACTTTGGTGGTCGCCTGTCAAAAAAGAATTTCTTGAAGCGCAGATTGTTAGTTTTACAGGATCAGCAGGTTCTTACGCTTTAACACTAGACCGACCGCTAGCTATTGCTGATGAGATAGTCGCGATTGGTGATTACATTTCTCCAGCCGCTTCAAACTCACAAAATTACGGCGAGTCATTTTTGAGAGAATGTAACAAATTGGGACCGGGTGAAAACACATCTAGTTCTGATCGTCTACCAAGAGCTAAACGTCGACCATTTATCACTGAGGACTGGGACAGTGGTTTAAAATCAAATCAACTAAAAGCAATGTCTTTATCAAATCCAGAAATTCAAGATTTTGCTTGGATTTATAGGTCATTAAATGCTCCAACGGTTCCAGCTTTAGCCTCGACATCACCCAATGTTTTAGTGCCTCTACACTTCGCAATTTATAACTTATAATAAAGGACTTTTATCGCAAACGCAAATCCTAACTCATTACCCAGCTGGACCAAAGCAGCAGGCATCACTGATATCGACGGACATTTACAAAAAGCAAATCGCAATGGTTTAGGCGCCATAAATGTCAAAACAGATCTCTCAGCAGAAGGGCAAAGTCGACTAGTTGAACTCGTGCAAGCTTGCAATTGGGCTTCGCCATTCGCTACGATTAGACTTCAGCTGAATGATACTGTTCCAGCTGCTCCAACCGTACTCATGTATACATCACAACATGGCGTAGGCATTTCTAAAGCACCAACTGTCGCTCGATCCGGAACAGGCGGGGCACAAGTTACTTGGAACTCGGCTTACACTGATTTCTTCGGGGTTTCTGGACCATTAGTGATTACCGCTGCTCAAGTTTCAACACAAGATGTGTCTGGTACTGTCAGATATACATTAACCTCTAGCCAAATAATAACGATAGTATCAGCAGCAGAAGCTATCGTTACGCTAACAGTTTGGACAGGTGGTATTTGAGCGGTTTAGGTTCATTATCTTACAGTCTTGGAGCTGGATCCAAAGTACATGAGCAATATATTAGAGCTATAAAAGCGAGTTATGGAACATCTATCGATACAGATCAACCAGTTCGCGAAGTTGAAATTATAGCTCTGGCAAAAATGGTTGGAGATGTCGACCAGATTTTTCGTCGACAGCAAAACGAAACTGTGCCAGATACAAGTGTTATAGGTTTGGTAGATTGGGCAAAAAGACTAGGTGTAAAAGTACTTCCTGACGATTCAGCTCAAGATACTCGTAACGCTTGTGCTGCAAAATATCGAGCAAGTGCTGGTAATAATTTAACTGCAATTTACAACGCTTTAGACTCACTTCTTGGAGAGTATTTAATCGAACTAAATATCGTCGACGGTGTATTAGCTCAAGCTGAAACATTTTGGGCAGGGGTAAATCCTGGAAATCCTTTAATCGATCTTGGTGGCGATGCGTTAGGTCAATGGTCGAGTCAACGTTCTCACTTGCTTATTGTCGTTTCGCCGATTCCCGGAAAAAGCATCGAACAACTTCAACAAGTTCTAGATACCAAAATGTTTAATATTTTGGACGTAATGTTACCATCTTGGGTAACCTGGGATTATCAGATATCGCTAACCAATTATCACGGATTTGATCTTGATGATGATTCACTAGACATAACAAGTTTATAACAAAATAGGAATACATGAGTTTTTCAAGAGCAAAAAATGGCGGATGGTTAACGCGAGAGAAGTTAACAAGCACACAAATGAATGCAATCGACATTAATCAGTCGCAAGCATTAGACGGTTATAATGGCGGAGTTTATTCGACTTCTACACTGCTAAATGTCGGCGGTTCTGGACTTATCTGCCCACAAATAACAGCGCTAAATGTTGCGGCAGATGGTTATAGAACTGAAACTTGCAGATACAGCTTAGCTGATGCGGCAACAAATGTGGGCACTGTCGTAACGCTAACACAAGTCATAAATCAAACCGGATTTTTTCTAACGGCTAATACAATCCAGGTTCCAATAGCTGGTTTTTATCATATTTCAGTTTCTGCAAGAGTATCAAATGCCTCAGTAACTGCCGATAGACTTGCAGGTTTGAATTTACGAATTGGTGCTGTTTCTGTTTTAGATATTTTTGCAACTCGTAAAGTGACAGCTGATACTATCTATATTTCAGGTTCCGGTGTTTATCATATTGCGACTCCAGCAAGTAGTGTTATTGACGTGCTAAAATCGGGAGCTGGTTTTGACTCAATATCTCTTGGCGGTGGTAACATTTCAATTTTCCGAGTCGCATAAATGATAACGATCACGACCCAACCTACTAACGCGATCCCCACGATCGAACACCGCGTAATAGTCGCTGGAGCAGCTGGAGACACTCAAAGAGCACGAGTCAAAAGTGCTCCAGAAGCTTCCTCATTTTACCGCGAAGACGGCGCCGAAATACCAGTCCCGACCACAAAAACATTTGCTGGATCCGTCGGCAAAGAAGTAATTGTTTTTACTCCAGACGTTAGCGGTTTATGGGTTCTGATCATTGAGGATCTAAACTCTCACGCGGCAAGAAGCGCGTCATATGATCAAAGTCCAAATGCCAACTTTGCTGAAGCGATAATTTCGAGAACACAAATTGATGTTTATGTTGCTTCCAAAATGACAGGAGTTATCGGAGCTGGAAATGATAAAGCAACTCTGATTTTTTATATGCTCGACGAAAATTGTATTGCCACAAATAAAGCTGATTATGGCGATAAAATTGGTGACACTCCAAGATTCGAAAAACCAACTTCTCTTAAAGCTGAAAATGCAATGCTAAACACTTCTGTTAGTCAAATAGTAGGTGATGGTTATCAGGAAATGGTAACCGATTATGGAGTACTAATAAATAACTGGAGCGATCAGATGGCAACTCATATGGGTTCAGTAGCAGCAGGTGCCCATGTAGTAATAGATTTTCGAAATCGCAGAGAAGTCAGATTAGCCGAAGGTTCTGCTTATCAAAAACCTGGTTTATATGATGGTCTAAATTTGCTCAGAACAGGATATGTTAACCACGCAAAAAACTTATATTCGTCGCCTCTAGACGGATATATACCGGCAGAAGAAGCTGTAATGAACGCGAATTGGCATAACGAAAACGATCTAAAAAATATCCCGATTGTCGGAGGAGCGCATGATGAGTTAAGTGCACTAATGTTAGCGGCTGATTTATATCGCTGTTACAACAAACACTATACCGAAATAAATGGTCGTCCAGCTTCGCATACGGATGGTACTCCAGTAGGTGCTCCCTCTGTTCCTGGCTCACTCGTTTTGCTCGTCGCAGATTTCTTGGCAAACCTAGTTCCTAGCTATCAAACACCTTCACCGACCGCAAATTATGGCGCTGTTTACGTTCATAGTTCAGCTGGTTTCACTTCAGATTTTTCGTCAAAAACTACCAAAATATAAGGATCTATATTGGCTAACGCTCAATTTACAATTAACGGTTTTACACCACCTTTTTATACATCGCATAACACTGTTCTAACATTCCAATTGCTAGAAGTTAAAAACATAAAATCGATCGCGTGGACAGTGATCGGTTATTGGAATGGTCCTAACAATGCTCCTGCCGCAATTACTCGAAGTGGTGTACCGCTTGGCGTTACTGCTTCGCTAACACTTCCAGCTGGAGACGGTTATGGTGCCGCCTATGGTATCGAATGCACCGTCGTTGATAACAACTCTGAAACCGCTGTATTTCGAGCAGGTGTAGGAGTTTTAAATGCAGCGACTGGAACTCTCGTCGGTTTCCCAAATGAGACGACCGAGTTCAACTCGGTTGCTGGCTGGGCAGATCGTCTAAATCGTTATCTGGGAGCTGAAACTACTGTAGCGCTAATGACCTTTCCAACCGGTCGATCTGTTGCCGGTAAAGTCGCAACTGGGGCTGGTCCAGGCGTAGAGATTGTCGCGACGAATGACACTGCTCTCGTCGCGGATGGGGCTGGAGCATTAGCGTTCGGTCAAATCAAAACCGCTATGATTACCGACGGCAACGTCACATTACCAAAACTTGCCACTCAAGCAGCTCTATCCGTCGTCACCAATGCAACCAACGGCGTTGCTTCACCTACAGCCGTAACAGCCGCAACAGACGGACATGTATTTAGAAGATCTGGAACTGCTCTCGGTTTTGGAACGATCGTTACAGCTGGTATCGCAGACGCTTCAGTTACACTTGCAAAAATGGCTGCAAACTCAATTCAAACTAGCAATATAAATGATGCAAACGTTACATTACCAAAAATTGCTACTCAAGCTGCTTTATCAGTTGTAGCTAATGCGACTAACAGCGTTGCTTCACCGACCGCTGTAACAGTTGCAATAGATGGTCATGTATTTAGACGCTCTGGATCAACTCTTGGGTTTGGAACGCTCGATACAGGGGCGTTTAATGATCAAACAATTACACTGCCAAAACTTACCACTCAGGCTGCTTTAACCGTCGTCACCAACGCAACCAATGGCACTGCTTCACCGACAGCTGTAGCAGCTGCAACAGACGGACATGTATTTAGAAGATCTGGAACTGCTCTTGGTTTTGGAACAATTGTTACAGCTGGTATCGCAGATCAAACAATCACACTGCCGAAATTAGCAAACGGCTCAGCGCGCGGTCAAAGCTTTACCTGGGACGGATCTGCTTGGACGTTACAAGGCATAGTTACAGCCACCAATTTGACGAACTCAGATTTATCAAGATCGATATCGGATGGTTCAAGATTTGTTCTGCCAAATGCAACTTTAACAGCTCCGCGAATACTAACATTAGCAGCAACTGGAAGTCCTATTCTCGGCGAAACAATTTACGTCGAGCGCTATGATACGACTGCCAATATTTATACTGTAGTTGATGCCGTTTCTGCGCTAACAATATTCGTTTTTCCAGTTACTATTAGACGTTCAGCTTCGTTCAGGTGGAATGGAACAAATTGGACTAATACCGAATCATCAATAAGGTTAAATTAATGCTTAGAAATATTCAATCAAGCGGTCTCGGTTTACGTGGAATTGGAGTATTTAATCCTCTAAGTATCACAAGCTCGACTCCGTTCCTTTGGTGCGAAGTTGATAGAGGAACCATCTTTAGTGGTGATGCTTTATCAGCTGGAACAACTCCGCCAGTGGTAACAATAACTGGCACTAACTCTGTAGCTTTTCCAACCGTCAAAGTAAGAATAGCGGTTGGCGGAGCTAGAGGAACGGCTACTTACGAAACCAGTCACGACAACATAACTTGGGCAGCTCCTACAGCTACCGTGGCTTCAGTTAACGTCGGTCCTTTTACGATCAATTTCCCAACCGGCACTTATAACATAAACAACACATATGATGCTAATCCGCAAACATTAAATGATATGACAACGCAAGCAAATCATATGACAGCTAACAGTTTAACTGGACCATTGATTACACCAAATTCTCTTGGTGGGCGCGCTGGATTTACGGGAGCTGCGTCGCGGTATTTTCAGCGCTCTGTGTTGACGAACGCGCGCGTTGTATCTGGACCCATGACGATAATTGTGATGGGAGTGAGTGACGTAACTCCTGCCGCAGCTATTCTTGCTGGCGGCATCGATTTTATGAGAGATTTGCGTTGTGACGGGAGCGGCAATATTGCGCTAGTCGCGTCAGTCTCAGCAGCGCTATCGCCCACTGCGGCGCTTAGCGCCAGCAAGGCTTTCATGACATCTGGCAGTTGGAATGGAGCAAGTTCCGGTGGGCACCTGCGGCAGCAAGGCGTGCCGACGGTGAACGGCACGTGCAACCCATCGGATCCAGCGCCGATCCTGTTGTCGTCGATGGGATTTGGAGCGAATGGGCAAGGCACGTGGGCATGCGTCGGCTATCAGATGTGCTCCGTTTTCGCTTGTGATGGGCTGATCTCAGATACTGATTTAAAGTATCTCCTCGACGGTTTTGCTTATCGATATTCCATAACTTCATAAACGACTAAGGACCTAATTGAACGATCTCGAAAATATACAATTTAAAATGCAAAAAATAATTGATCAGAATGAAAGAGTGATCAGTCAAAATGACGCGATGATGGGGCTTTTATCGAATTACATCAAAGCCACGGGTTATGACTTAAGAGCTTTATCTAAACGTATTGATTTGTTAGAAGACGCTCCCTTAAGGGCGATGAATGGTGGGAGTCATTAGCATCTCGCTTAAACCGGAAAGTAAATTCAGCCTAAGTTTGAATCAGTTAATTTTGGCGGTTATATTTATTGTAACTAGCACTTTTTCAGCCAGTCTGATCTTCGCGAAAATATCTCAATCGTCAAAAGAAGCTGATGAGACAAAAGAGCAAGTTAAGAAGCTAACCAATGCCACCGAAAAAATATCGAATGTTTTAGAAATAATTTCGAAGGATCAATCACAGCAGAAACAGGATATTATTTCAGTTAAAGAAGATGTTTCAAAAATCAAGATAGAATCGGTGTTAACAAATTCTTACATTCAGGACTTAAAGGGAAGGCGCAAATGACAGAATTTTTTGCTATGATATTTTCGATTGAGACGCTACTATTCGTTCTCACTATTCAAATTCTCGTCTACACAATTCGAGGCTCTCTTGAGTTTTTATTTCCGAAGCTAATAAATGATGCGCGGCTTAAAAAGTTCTGGAGTATGTTCGTTCTGAAATCAATGCCCAGCCTGATCGCATTAGCATTCGGGTGTTTCGGACAGATACAAATAGCCGAAAACGTCAACTGGATCCTCTACTGTATTTCTGTTGGCGCTATGAGCAATTTGATTTACGACGGAATAAAGAAAATTGTGAAAAATAAGCTCGAAAAATTCAAGGAGTGATCTCGTATAAGTGTCTGTTCGCTTCAAGTTCTAGATTTGGGAACTTTAAAACGAAACCATTTGCTAGAGCTACTTGGTTATATGCGAGTGCTGCTAATTCTTCGTTAGGATAAATCCCTATATAGTGAAATTTACAATTGAAGCCGATTAGAGCTTTGAATGGATTATTTTTACTGTCGGCTTCATAGACGCCTTTATAGATAGAGAAAGTATTCGATTGTTTTAAAGCGCTTCTTGCATTTTCAGAGTAAGTATTTTCTTCTAAATTAAATCTTCGATTATCTAATTTCTCACTATTTCTATGATTTGTTATTAGAGGGGCTCGTGGCTTTAGGATTAGAGCGTGCATTTTCACATTTTTTGTTTCATATAAATGAAGAAGTGCTTTTGGCACATGAGCTTGAGCGTAGCCTCTAACCAAGCGCCACCGAAACTTCTCTACCAGCGCCAAATCACCTACATCTAATAGACATAAATGTTTTTTTCCTTTGCTCGTAATCGTTAATTCATAATATTTCCCGCACGCACTTATTTTAAATATTTGTTTTTTCATACCTCCTGTTTTACTATTTTCTCAATCACACTCGACAATTTACTTTCAGCGCGGCATCTCTAACAGGTGCCGCCTTTTCTGTTTCAATTTTCTGCTCTCACTAGAAAACCATTTTTTCAGCTAAAAATTAGGCTTTTTAGCAATTAAAAAATTAATTGATCGATTTTAGTTGGCAGGTGACCAAATTCCGTGCTCTAGTGATTTGAGAAGGAATCGAAAAAATGAATTACCAAACCCGGGGCGTGTTGGCTGGAGCTTATCGTGGCGGTCGAGCAAGTTTGAAAGTGCTACTCACACACACTGTAGACGAGACAGATATGCCTCTCTGCGCGGTGAACCCTGACTCGATCGCAGACGAGTACTCTTGCCCAGAAGGCGCCGACACTGCTCCCACCTGCAAAAAGTGTCTCAGTAAAGACCCACGTTTTAAGCTCTTGACAGTAACTAGCGCGAAGCTTAAATAAGACTCCCGACCGAAAAAAGGACCAATTACCATGGCAAAATTCAAATCATCCGCTGTATCTGCTGTTTACGATGCTCCCGTAGATGCTCCCGAAGCCGCTACAGAGACTGCTCCAGCCGCTCCCGAACACGCTGCTAGCACCAAGCTACACAGTGAAATCGCGAAGCTGCTCAAGTCATTCAGCGCGGTAGATCTTAAGAAAGCTCTAGATCAGGATCTGCAAGCGGCGGCTCTCAAATCTGCGACTGATACCGCTGCTCAAATCCTCATTTTGCGAACGACGCTGAACGCGGAAATGGATAATTGTGGCTTGTTTCTTGCTGATCTTGCTCTGTCAGAAATCGACCAGGATCTCTTGGGGCTTGGGATTCCAGTTGCCGCCGAGGTCGAAGTTGGCAATCGCAAGAAGCGTCCAGTCGAAGGCAAGGGAACTCGGACTAGAAGTACCAAGGAGCAAATGGCTATCCAAAATCAAGAGCTGCTAGCGTTCAGAGAGGTTGTGTTTGCCGCGTTGTCGACGGAGCCGATTGGAGCAGGCGACCTAGCCGAACGACTGAGCTGCCCTACAGCTAAGGTAGCTGGAGCAATGGCACTGCTCCTATCCGAGCAGCGAGTCACCAAAGTAGGACAAAAGCGAGCGACCAAGTATCTTTTGGCTTGAGTGATCCCAAAGCTTACAGCCAACTCAAAAAAGTCTGAAAATCGAGAAAAGGGATCCAGAGCAGTTTTTCGGCTAGAAAGCCCGGTAAATCCGGGTTTTCTAAAATCCCCGTAGATTTGTTGGGATCCCTGTAATTTCAAACACTTAGGTCTCCGGATCCCTTTTGGATCCCTTTTCCAGATTGTTGCTGTTTTTAATCTTTTATTTTTACAGGGTATTGCGGATGGCTGCGCAGCCATTATAGTGACAGGACAAGATCATGAGACTCCAAAGTTATAACGTGTATTTGCGCAATGGTTCGCTCGAAGCTCGATTCAAGTTCAAGTCTAACTCCGATCAATTGGTCGAGCGACGAAAGCAGGTTCCAAGTACCATCGCTGGAGCTGGAGCCGACGCTGTTCTGCTATGGGCTAAGGCTGAAGCGGACAGACTTTGCACTGAGATTCCGGACAAGAGCAAAGCGGCTCGATCGGCTAAGCCACTGGATCTGCAAGTTGTTAGTTGGTCTGATTTCGAGCAAAGCCTGTCAGACTACCTTTTAACTCGTGTTTCCGACGATACCATAGTCGAGTATCTCTCTATTTACCGTCGCGAGATCGTTCCTGGGTTCGGCGCAAACACTCCCCTACGGCTAGTTTCTCAGCCTCAAATTAACGCATTTATGGCGCGCGTGATTTCTGGCAAAAATAGCAATTCGAAAATCAAGCAAATTGCAAATGTGCTCCGATGCTCTCTTCGATGTGCTCGGCTTTGCGACGTTGTAAAACTGCAATTCGAGATCAATTGTCCGAAGTCCCAAGCACCGCGAGTTGGAGTCCTTACGCCAGAGCAATACGAGACTTCCCTTCAGCTGGCTTCTGACATTGGCGGTCTAGTCGAGCTTGCCGTTTGGATCGCTGGAGAAACTGGGATGCGAGCGGGCGAAATTGGTGCTCTTACTTGGAGTGACATTGATTTCGAAAATAGGAAAATTAGCGTTTCGAAGCAGGCGGATCGTAAGCACGGAAATGTAATCAAGCAGCACACCAAATCTAAAAAGGCGCGGACGATTAGTTACACGAAGCGGCTTCACAATTTGCTTACCCAAACGCCTGTACAGGAACGGCGAGGAAGGCTTTTCCCGGGTTTTAGTAGCTCCCGCATGGTCGAACTTGGAGCACGCATCCTGCTTCGCCTGGGACGTGTTTATGATCTTCCTGCCGAGTGCCGATCTGGGCTTCACATTTACAGGCATTGCTTAGCCACAAGGATCGTTACCGCCGGTCTACCTTTGAGCCACGTACAAGCGCAGCTCGGGCACTCCTCAATTCAAACCACTGAAATTTACCTACATCAAAACAAGAGTGTGGAAGCGGCTATTGCAATTAATGCTCTAGATGCTCTCGACCAAAATAATTATTCGAGTAATTCGGGTGATAACGTAATTCAATTGAGGAGAAAATAATAATGAAAAATATGAAGTGTTTTGGAGTGGCAATTGCTCTGCTCGCGGTGGCTTGCGGTGAGGCTGGTACGGGCGAAGGCATAGGTGGCGAGGGAGGGGCTTCGGAGACTGCCAGCGGCGGCACTGCAAGCGGCGGAGCAGCCAGTGGAGGAGCAGCGGCAGTGGATTGCCGCGTGTCTCAGGTTGGAAAGGTTGGAAGCCAGTGTGCGACTGTCCCTCGCGGTGTTTGGTTCACCACGGAGCCGAGTAACATTCTTGAGAATGGTTGTGCACTTAATCTACACGTTTCAAACAATGATCTTGAACTGTCAAAGTCTGGTATTGCTTGGGTCCGAG